CAGACTAGCAGTGGTATTTTAGGTCCTGGAGCCATATCAGTCACAGATAGTCCAGGGATTCTAGCGGCATTCATATGTAGATCGATGTCAAAAGATCCTTCTTTTGTTAATCCTTTGATACAACAGGAGTTTACTGAGTTTGGTAGGTCGGTGATCGATCACTTCATCAGTACTTGTCCGTCGCATATTGACCCGGAACCAGATGTGTTATCGAGCTTTGTAGCGAACAATGTTGGGAAGAAGTCAAAGTCGTATATTGACGGGGTTTGTTCGGACTACGCCGATTTCAAGGCCGGACGGATGGACACAAAAAGGACTCTTAAGTTTTTAAAGAACTCAATGTTTGTTAAGTTTGAAAATAACGCTAAGTTTGTGTCAGGCAATGTAGTAAACAAACCTAGGATGATAATGACAATGTGTGATCTTAATTTGGTTGAATTTTCACCGGTTCTAAACCTGATTCATGCATGGAACGCCAGTGATTTCTCAAGGTTCCAGGTTAAGGAGATGGAGCCTGAGGAAATGATAGACAAGATAACTGGTTGTGTCGATAGGCCGCATACGGTAACCGACTACAGTGCATATGAAGCATCTCTAGATGAGGCATTACGTAGCCTTGAGCACTATATGATGGATAAACTTTGTGACAGGTACTCTTATGACACCCTAAAGAAAAGATTAAAGTCAGTGCATAAGGGTAGAATGCTTCACTGCAAGTATGGCCAATTTTACATCACCACTAGGTGTAGTGGTGATTACTGGACATCGACTGGTAATGGGCTATTGAATGTCCTGGTGGCTATGTTTTGTTTACACAAAAAGGGCGTTTCATTAGCGAATATCCTTAACATGCCCATGATTGCTGAGGGCGATGATGGGATTTGTCCAGCAGGAGTTCTAGATCAACAGTTGGTTAGTGAAGTCGGTCTCACTTTTTCCAGCGAGGTGTCAGGCACGTCACCCGGTGATACAGATTTCTTAAGAGCGTTGTGGCTCGGTGGTAAGAGGTACCTCAATGTTGGGAGGTGTCTTAGTTCATTGTGGGTTAAAAACGGGTGTAGGCTAAAGAAGTCAAAACAATTATACATCTTGAGGTGTATAGGTGCTAGTCTACACCATTTGAGCCCAGGACACCCCGTGCTGTTTGAAGTAGTTAATTACATTGGCAGGGTTACCGCTGGCACTACAGATTTTAAGAATTCTGAATTGTACCTTGACAAGTGGAAGAAACAAGACAAGGTATCTAAGTATCCCAGAAACGTAGTTTGTGATGAAACCATGAGACCTCTCGTGGCTAAAGGTGCCATTGGGTTCCCGCCGATCAGCATAGCAGAACAGTTGTGCTTGGAACGGTGTTTCAGAGAGGCCTCGTTGGGTAGCATCTATATAGGCCGACTCCTTGATGACTTCCCTGAAGTCAAAGTAGCAGTCGCCTGTGGTAATGGTCAGGTTCAAAACCTTGACTTTGCTGATCAGTATGCTAGGTTGATAGACCTTCTGAACAACACTACTCGGGGAAAGGTGATACATACGGGCCGCACTAAAGATGATGTGAGGCCCGAAATCATGATGGGTTGGGGTGAGAACAGTAAAATAGGGTTTTCTAGTTCTAACCCCACGTAAGGTAGTTTGGAGAAAACGAGGTAATGTATGGTGCACGTTGATAAGTAGGCAAAGTATGACTGATAACTATTATATATACTAACTTATTATTTTAATACGACCATTAACCATCATAATATAATTTTCTAGCATGTTATTTCATTTCTTTTTATATTTCTAATCATTATAAATAACAAAACCCGATTATGACTCGGTTTTATGGAAGTCATAACGAAATAACTTATGACCTGTGCATATTCACGAATCTAGTGCTTGGTCAACACTCACTTCCTGCTACCCAACAAGTAGGATAGTGTATAACATATATATCATTATAATATATATAGGTCACTGATATCTCTCTGCGGAGAATATCTTTCGACCCCTAAAAAAAAAA